GCGTTGCGGGCGTTGGCAACACGCTGCTGAATGACCAGCCTACGGACATGATGCCGTTTGCCGCGTTCTGCCCTGACCCAGAGCCGCATGACTTTTTTGGGATGTCGATCGCGGACATTGTGATGGACATCCAGCGCATCAAGTCGGTTGTCATGCGGAACACGCTTGATTCCTTGGCGATGTCGATCCACCCGCGCGTGGCGGTCACTGAGGGTCAAGTCAACATTGAAGACGTGATGAACACCGAGACGGGTGCGATCATCCGGCAGCGCGCGCCGGGACAGGTGCAGCCGTTGTCGATGCCGTTTGTGGGCAAAGAAGCGTTCCCTGTTCTGACGTACATGGATGACGTTCGCCAGACGCGCACGGGTATCAGCAAGGCGGCAGCAGGGCTTGATGCCGATGCGTTGCAGTCTTCGACGGCTGGTGCCGTGGCGGCGACTGTGAATGCCGCCCAACAGCACATTGAGATGATTGCGCGCATTTTTGCTGAGACGGGGATGAAAACGTTGTTCCGTGGGATTTTGCGCCTGATCGCGCAGAACCAGGACAGCGCGCGCATGGTTCGTCTCACCAACGAGTTTGTTCCGATTGATCCGCGCGGCTGGGATGCGTCAATGGATTGCATCGCGACCGTGGCGCTGGGCAACGGGTCGGATACTGAGCGTATGATCATGCTAAAACAGCTTGGTGAGATGCAGAAAGAGGCTCTGGGGACGTTGGGCGCGGTCAATCCGTTGACCGACATGTCGAAGCTCTACAACACGCTGACCGAGATGACTTCGCTGGCGGGCTTTAAGGACACGTCCCGGTTCTGGAACGATCCGGCGAACTTCCAGCCGCCGCCACCACAGCCTAAAGAACCTGACGTGAATGAACAGCTTGTGCAGGCGCAAATCTTGCAAATCCAAGCGGATGTCCAAACGAAGCGCGAAGAGATGAACCGCAAGCGCGAAGAGAGCATGCGGAAAGAAGAGTTAGAGCGCGATCAGATGGAGATTGACGTTTACATGAAGGCTGCTGAGTTGGAAGCCAAGCATGGGGCGCAGCTTTCCGTGGAACAGGTGCGCAAGTCGGCAGGGGTTGCGCGAGAGATCATGCGCGCCCAAACAGATATGGTTAAGGAGTTTGTACGTGGCGAAGAAAACCAAGGAACAAATCCTGCGGGACGCGGGGGAGGCCAAGCGTCTTCTTAAAGACGAAGGCTTTGTCGGTGTCTTGAATGAGATACAGCAAGAGATTTTTGACGATTTTCGAACTATCCCACTGGGCGAGATCGATGAGTTGCTTGCTGTCCAATCGCGACAGGTGGGCGTAGACGCTGTGCGGCGTCGTCTACGCATCCTCGTTGAAAGCGGGGCAGTTGCAGAAAAGGCCGCGAAGTGACATAATGGAGTAAGCGAAATGGCAGACAACGCTAACGGCGACCTGCAAACCGCACAAGATGCAGTCAAAGCTATGATGACCCCCCTTGAGGATACGGCGTCGAGCGATGATGCGCCGGGGGAAGAACCCCCCGTAGGTGAATATGAGGGTGCGCCTGATTATGAGCCGACCGACGACAGCGAAGGGGCTGGCGAAGGTGATTACGAAGAGCAACCCGACGAAGCTCCGGTCTACACCGTCAAGGTGAACGGGCAGGAGGTTGAGGTCACGCTTGACGAATTACTTTCAGGCTATTCGAGGCAATCGGACTACACAAGGAAGTCTCAAGAACTGGCAGAGCGGCGTAAATCTGTCGAAGTGCTGGAACAAGAGATTACCGCGGAACGTGGGCAGTATGCTGAACTCCTACCCGCCATGCGGCGGCAACTGGAACAGCAGATGCAAGCGGAACCCGATTGGGACAGTCTTTACGAAAAGAACCCCATCGAAGCGACGAAGTTGGAGCGTCAATGGCGCAAAGGCAAGGAAGAGCGTGAGGCTCAAATTCGGGCTGTGGCAGCGGAACAACAGCGCTTAGCGCAAGTTCAGCAACAACAGTTTGATGCGCAGGTCCAGAAGCAAGTTGCATCTGAGCAAGCGCGTTTGCCGGAGATGATCCCTGAATGGCGCAACGCGGATGTTGCGCAAAAAGAGGCGAAGGAAATTCGTGGTTTCCTCATCTCTAAAGGGTTCAGTGAGCAAGATGTGAGTGGCATCACCCACGCTGGCATAGTCGCAATGGCGCGCAACGCCATGCTCTTTGAGCGCGGGAAACAGAAGGTTTCGCAAGCCCAGAAGGGCGAGCGCAACAAGTCTGGCCCAAAGCCGATGAGAGCAGGTTCCAAGGGGACACAGCCCCGCAAGCGTTCTGATGTGGAGAAGGCGCAAAACCGTCTCCGTCAATCTGGTCGTGTCTCTGACGCGGCTTCCGTCATCAAGAACTTGCTTTAAGGAGCAAACACCATGGCTATTGTGACCAACACCTTCACGACCTTCGACGCGAAGGGTATTCGTGAAGAACTGGCGAACACCATCGCTAACATCTCCCCAGAAGAAACACCGTTTCAGTCAAACATCGGCTCTGACAGCGTGGCTAACACGTTTTTTGAGTGGCAGACTGATTCGCTTGCAGCGACTTCGACCACTGCCGTCATCAATGGTGACGACGTAGGTTCGTTTGACGCGACTTCAGCAACGACCCGCCTGGGCAACTACACCCATATCCGTCGTCGCACCTATGTGATCGCGGACAACCTCGAAGAGGTTGACAAGGCAGGTCGTGCAAACGAAGTCGCTTACCAAGTCGCCAAGCGCGGCAAGGAACTCAAGCGTGACATCGAAGCTGTTCTTTTGGCAAACAACGCCCGCGTCGCAGGCAATACCAGCACGGCACCTGAGACTGCTGGTCTTCCTTCGTGGATCGCGACAAACATCAGCGAAGCTGGTGACGCTACTGCGGCAACTGGCGACGGTACTGATGCCCGTACCGATGGTACGGCTCGCGCATTCACTGAGGGAATGCTGAAAGATGTCATGCAGAAAACCTGGACCGCTGGGGGCAACCCGTCGATCCTCATGGTTGGTGCGTTCAACAAGCAGGCCGTTTCCGGCTTTGCAGGCATCGCAGCCCAGCGTTACATGGCACCGAACGACGGCCCTACCACCATCGTCGGTGCGGCAGACGTTTACATGTCCGACTTTGGTACTCTCACCGTAGTACCAAACCGCTTCCAGCGTGCAGGCGATGCGTTCGTCTTGGACCCTGAATACGCGGCGGTCTGCTACCTGCGCCCGATCCGTCAGGTGGAACTTGCCAAGACGGGTGACGCTGAGAAGGGCATGATGCTTGCTGAGTTCGGTCTGAAAGTGATGAACGAAGAAGCGCATGGCGCTATTTACGACCTCACCAGTTCGTAAAATTGCGGGGCGTCTTAACGGACGCCCCCTTTCTATTTCGGAGAGAGTATGGGCAGACGTTTTTTTAGTGCTGATCCCGCTACGGGCATCAAGAAGTATTGGCACGTAAAGGACAACGGTGAGTACGCTGTTGAAACTGAGCAGACCATTGACGTTGACACCGTTAACGCACGGCAACGAAACATGACCGACAAGCGCACGAAGTGGGGTGATGTGAATAAAGTCGCATCAATTCCGCTTTCGGTGTATTATTCTTTGAAGGCCAAAGGTATCGCTGACGATCCGGCGGCTTTGAAGAAATGGCTTAACAACCCCGATAATCGGGTATTTAGGACACGCGAAGGGACGGTATAGATGCCGATCACGACTTACAGCGAGTTGCAATCGGCCATTGCGGATTGGCTATTGAGGGATGACCTGACAACGGTGATCCCGTCTTTTATTGATCTCGCTGAAGCGAAGTTCAACCGAAGCATCCGCGATTACCGAATGGTGTCGCGCACGACCTTTGACGTTGATACTGAATATGAAGATGTCCCAGCCGATTGGCTTCAGACGATCCGCTATCAGTTGAACACGTCCCCCATCACGACGCTGGAATACGTCACGCCCGATCAGGCCGCAGAGGAGCGCGTGTCGTTTTCTTCAGGTGGGCGTCCTAAATTTTTTACGGTTGTTGGATCAACCTTACAACACGTTCCTGCGCCTGATTCGACTTACACAGGTGAGTTGGCGTATTACGCACAGACACCTGCTCTGAGTGATGCCGCACCGACAAACTGGCTGTTGGGCGCTGCGCCTGATGTGTATCTCTACGGCGCGCTGATGGAAGCTGCCCCTTATTTGGACGACGACGCTCGCGTGCAGACATGGGGTAGCCTTTTGCAACAATCGCTTGAGGCTTTGCGTATTGAGAACGATAACGCGCGTATTGGTTCTTCATCAATCCGCATGCGCGCGAAGCCTATGGCGTGATTTATTGCCCTAGAACCGGATTTCTGGCATACTTACCTCAACCCCAATGAATGGATATTGACATGGCGCAGAATACCACACTTATCGTCCCATCGCGTACTTGGACGCAACTGACAGACGCCGATGTGACCAGTATCACGTTTCAAAACACCAGCGGCTATTACATCTTAATTAAAGGTGTTGCAGGCGCGTCGGCTCCGACTGACGACGATGGTGCGATCAGATACAATCCTGGTCAAGGCGAGCGCAATGCTTTGCTTTCCGATCTGTTCCCCGGCATTAGCGCCACTCGCGTCTAC